TTGGTGCTGAAAATGATTGATGTGATTGAAGGTGGCCGCATTGAGTGGGATGCCTCACACAAAGACATTGCCATGAGTTGTTTAGCGATACGACGAACCACCACCGACACTGGCGGGGCCATTACCTTTAAAGCCAGCCGCGACAATGCCACTGGCCATGCCGACGTATTTTTTGCGATTGCCCATGCGGTGATCAACGAACCCCTTAATTATGAACACAAGAGATCATCATCATGGACAATGCAACACTAACTGCCGCGAACGACGACACAGCAAACGAGACTGAGCAACCGAGCAGCAACGCGCCTGTGGTGTTTAGTTTGCCTGAACAGGTGATGCCCAATATGTGGCTTACCGATTACGACTCGCTTTATTACAACTCAAGTGATGAATATTGGGAGCCACCTATTGATAGGCATTTGCTGGCTAACCTAACCCGCCGTAATGCTCAACACGGCGGCATAGTGCAAAGCCGCGCCAATATGGCTGCATCGCGTTTTTTGTCTGGTGGTATGAGTGCCCAAGAAGTTGTCGCTACGTTTTTAAATTTTGTGCAGTTTGGTGATGTGGCGTTAGTGAAGATCCGCAACGGTTTTGGGCAAACAGTGCGGTTGTTTCCGTTACCCAGTTATCGAACCCGCGTAGGTGAAGATGGTGGCGCGGTAGTGCTTGAGCGTGATCAACAATTTAAACGCTATAAGGCCAAAGACATTATTTGGGTGCGCCAGTATGACCCTGTACAGCAGGTGTATGGTTGCCCCGATTATTTAGGCGGCTTACAAGCAGCATTGTTAAATGAAGATGCCACGTTATTTAGACGCAAATATTACATTAATGGCGCTCACATGGGTTTCATTATGTATGCCACCGACCCGAACCTAGACCCCAATGTTGAGAAAGACATTAAAGAGAAAATTCAAGACTCAAAGGGCGTGGGTAACTTCCGATCACTGTTTGTGAACATTCCCAACGGTAAAGAAAAAGGCTTACAGATTATCCCCGTGGGTAATTTTGAAAGCAAAGACGAGTTTATGAACGTTAAAAACGTGTCTGCTCAAGACGTATTAAACGCGCACCGTTTCCCCCCTGGCTTAGCCGGCATTATTCCGGCCAATACTGCAGGCCTTGGCGACCCAGCTAAATATGATGCGGTGTACTTTAAAAATGAGACTAAGACGTTGATCAACAATTTGGTTGATGCGATAGCGCGTGATCCAGAAGTGGGCGGTAAGTTAAAGCTGGTGTTTGATTTGGAGTAATGTTGCAGACATAAAAAAACCGCCTAAATGGCGGTTTTATATTTTTTAACTTAGCAGCCGCTGACTAGTCTCTCATCATGCTCAACTTCAACTTCTACTTGTTGGCTCATTGATTCTCTAGCTATCATTTTCATTTCAGCTTCTACAAATCGCTCTAAAACTCTGCGGATCAGTGGCTGATAACCACCTAATCCATTGCGAGTTGCTAAATCTTTTAGGTCTTGTATTAAAGACTTCTGCAAACGGATTGAGATCATTTGTAAGGCTAACATATCATCTACTTCTTTAGATGTTATATCCGTAGCTATCTCTACAAATGCTTCATCATTACCAAGTGTACCGTTTTCCCAGTTCTCTATTGTACTTTCAATTTTCATATTCATACCCTTAGCCAATGAATAGTTACAGCTTTATACCAATTCACATTTCTTTAGCGAATCGATTATAAATATCTGACTCTACGTCATTCGGCGGAAACACAGATTTGATGAATAAATCACCGGCATCTTGTATGTAACAAACTTTTAACTTTATTCCTTTATCAGTCTCTGAGATGAACCATTTCGTTGGCGGGTTGGTTCGATGGTCTTCTCTATTATCGACTAAGTCCGTATGAGTGCGGTTTAAAAAACACTCATAAACCTCGCTAACATTCACACCGTGTTTTTGTAAGAGTTTATCTCTTACAGGTTTCGACATCTTGATAGCCAAATTAGACTCCTTCCTTATCTTTGACCGTAATATACAGACGCCATTTATATTTGTATATACAAAATGTATATATATTCATCCTAAATGGCAAATTTTTATCATAAATAATTATTTTGGTTACGGCTACTAAGTACCTTTTACTGTTTAAAAAAACAGTGCTATGGCGTAAACTAGAACCGTTAAACATTAGCGTTCAAACGATTGGGAGATCGACATGCGGGTGTTATGTACGTGCGGCAAAAAAGCCATTATTGGCAAAACCGACAGATTAAGTGTTGAACATGCTAATTTGTATTGTTCATGCTCTGACCCAGAGTGCGGGCATACGTTCGTTGCAAACGTATCGTTTAGCCACACTCTAAGCCCTAGCGCAAAATCATCAAGTCAATTAGTTAAGCAACTGGTTAACGCGATGTCATTAGAGCATCGTTTGCAACTTCAACGTGAACTAAACTTTCTGTAAGCTCTTGCCGCGCATTTTTAGCCATAATGAGCATCATTAAGACACAATTATCTTTTCCGGACTCGCTGGTTTGTTGTACATGTAATTCACATAGCAATTCAACTTGCTCAATAAACGCTAAACCCATTGATATTACCTCTTATAAAGACGCGCCATTAGCGACGCCATACCTATTATCTACATAATTAAAAACGCGCAACTCAGTGTGCACTCTCAAATCTTACTGATAAAACTTGCTGAGAAATGTTTTTCAAATTCGAATTTCAATAAGGCGATTGGGTGCAGCTTAAGTGAGTTTTTTATGCTTTGGAATAGGCAGGCGTGGCTGGGGAATATACCCATTAGAATAGCTAATATCACGGGTCAACATATTTGTTGTTATTGTTGTTAAACACATAAAAACCAATTGATATCAAAATAAAAGACTTTAAAATCAATTTGCTATCATAAAAAATTAAACACCTTACTTTTATTTCATATCTATTCGTTTACATTCGAATCCGTTCGCAGGGCTTTTTTTAATAAAGCAATATTTTTGATGGTGTCGTTAAAATGATTAAGCACAAGCAATTATATTAATTAGTGCGAATAGTTTTCACTGAAAACTATTTTGACTCACTTTTTGGTGGTTGCGAGTTTTTAAAACTGTGATATGGACAAAATCAACACTGGTTAACTGGTGTTGATTTTGCGTTATGCCTGCCGTTTATGATTGTCACTGTATTGCATGGCTAAGTCTGCCGCTTTGTTTAACCTGGCTAATGCGTTGCTAAAATGCTGTTGGGTGACTCCAAAACGGGCATAAGCTCTTTTTGCAGGCAGGCCATCAACTAAATAGGCCCGTAATGCATTTTGCTTTGCTTCACTGTTAATACGAGTCATCTTGAGTAATATTCCGAATTGCTCGGCACTTTCGCAGCCTTGAACGAGTGTTTTCATTATTTCATTGCCTTATTTAATGCAGATAAAGCAATTTCTTTACTGCCAGAAAGATGAATTTCAGCAAGTCTTTTCAAATTTATAAAACATGGTCCTTTATACCCAGCATCGCGATGTCTTGCGGTAAAGTAAGTTAATACTGTTTGATGGTCATCATTGGTTAGTTTCATTATGCAACCTGCTCTATATTGATTGGCGTTTGGTAATTAGCGTTAACCAATGCAGCTGCTAATCGTGGCGGTACCGAATTACCACATCTGGCAACTTGTTTGGCCTTAGAATATTTTTTACCAGTATGATCAATATTAATAATGTAATCACTTGGGAACGATTGAGCGGCAAACAGTTCGTGCGGTTCTAATATTCTTAGGCCTATGTCGAAAATTCTGTAAGCATTACCATGAACCATAACCAGACCAAACCTGTCTTTGGTTGTTATGGTGTGTAATGGCTGATCTATATCTTGGCCAATACCTGTGCCAAAATACTTAATTAAAAATACTCTGACCTCTGCAAGATGATTTCCTCCAGCGGTAATAGTGTGCATAGGCTCAGTCATTGGGAATCCAACATTAGTTCCCCGATACTTAACCATAAAGCTTGCTACTAACGATTCAGCATTACTTGGCATATATTGCAGATATTTTCCGTGCTGGATTATTCTAGCTTCTTTTGGGGCTATAAAAGGCGTATCGGTATCAATCACAAATCGTGATATCCCTTTGTAAATTCTATTTAGTGACTTTTCAACGATTGGCTTTTTACGGTTAAATATCGATTTACATGGAATTGACCAGTCAATAATGTCTGCTGCTGTTTTCCACGGTTTAAGTGTTCTGCTATTAACCGGCTGTTTATTCGGGTTGCCATGGGTTGGCTTTGGGAACACGATTGGTTGGCCGTCACATCGTGCAACTAAAAAGAAACGCTTGCGAATGGTTGGGCAACCATAATCACTGGCGATCAACTCTTTCCATTTAACGTCATAACCGTGTTGGCGTAATTGGTGCACAAAGCTTTTGAATGTATCGCCTTTACGTGCAGGGTCTGGCCGTTGCTCTTTGCTTCCAATATTAATTAATGGCCCCCACGTTACGAACTCTTCAACATTTTCTAGCATGATAATTCTTGGGCGAACGGTAGCGGCCCACCGCATTGCCACCCAAGCCAATCCACGAATTTTTTTCTCTAATGGTTTGCCGCCTGCTGCTTTTGAAAAATGCTTACAGTCTGGACTAAACCATGCCAAACCAACTGGACGGCCTGCACATGCTTCAACTGGGTTAATGTCCCATACTGATTCGCAATAATGCTTAGTTAATGGATGGTTGGTTTTGTGCATAGCAATTGCATCAGGATCATGATTGATGGCTATATCGACTGGACGCCCTATCGCTAATTCAATGCCTGTTGATGCACCACCACCGCCAGCAAAGTTATCTACGACAAGTTCGTGATCTTCAATGTTGAATGAAAACTGGTTATCACCTCTAAACATGTTTTTTTCCTTTTTGCTGACGTGTGGCCATGATGTTATTTAACGTCACTCGGCACTTTTCTCGTTGTTCTGTTGGCAGACGTTCTAACCATTGGCGAACGGCTTGCTTGTTCAAGTTGTCTAATTGCTTTTTACAAAGCTGATAGCGTTCA